TGTTTATCGTCTCCGTCACTTTGGAGGTTGTCTCCGTGTGGCTGGTCATTGAGCCCTGAGTGAAATTTGGGACCACGGGGACCGCCGACGCAGGAGCATGTATGGACAATGCACCCACCGCAACAAGGACAGACCAGCGACTTATCTTTAGAATCATCGCGAATCTCCTTAGGTAATTTAGTCAATGACGGTAATCTCTGAAACGAATTGTCCCGTTGCAGATGTGCCCGCTCCACCAGCTGTTACCGTAAGGGCACCAGTGGTCAAGACAGTACCTGCGAGGGTGTCTTTCGTACCAGCAGCATAAGATGTTTGACTAGAGAAATTGCCAACTGTGCCAACTGTTGCGGCAGAAGTTGGAATGGCATCGCCTTGAGTAAACGACTGGCTATAGCTAAACGCACTGCCGTTACTTGCCTGTGTGGCAGCGATAGCACCTGGCGATAATACGCCTGAAGTGATTGTGCCTGTGGAAATAGTGCCAGCGGTCGTGCCATCGGTGGTATTTACACCGCTACCTGCGATTGCGTACGAGTTACCCACCCTTGAAGATGTTGTCCGAGCTGCATCTACAGTCAACTGCACACTAGAAGCATGTTTAGTAACGAGACCACCTGCTTGGGCGGCACCCGCTGTCATCAATAACATAACGATAGGAAGCAGAGACTTTCTCATGTCCATCGAAATAAAGTGCTAAGCCTATTTAGCAAGATGAATATGTTTACGGTTAACCACATGGCCGAAGTTTATAAATATTCGTGGTTGCCTTCGGGGACCACACACTACCACTCGCTTTATAAGGAGCTATGGACATTACTAAGTTTACGTCGAAAGACATCGACGCTATTTTTGATGCGTCTCAAAGATTTTCAGTAGGTTTTGATGACCTATTTTACCGCTTGCATTCCTACGGAGTAGGATCACCAGGCGGTCAGTATCCTCCCTACAACATTGTTAAGGAATCAAACGTCAAGTGGAGGATTGAATTAGCACTCGCTGGTTGGGCACCAGAGGACATTGAGGTAACTACAGAAACCAATGTCTTGATGATCAAGTCCAAGTCAAAGGACACAGATACATCAGAGTATGTCCATAGGGGTGTTGCAACTCGGAGTTTCGTCAGAGGTTTCAATCTGGCAGATGATGTTGAAGTCGGCACAGTTAGTTTCGTAAATGGTATGCTTGTGGTAGACTTACACAAGATCATTCCTGACCATCAGAAACGAAGGGTTTATGAAATTCAGAATGCGGCACTACCTCAAGGTGATCCTTCTCCACCCAGTAACGCACTTTAATATAATGACGGTAGGAGCATTGATCCTGATTGGGATGCTCCACAATCATGCACACTACAACATGAATCTAGACGCAGATGCATACGTTAAACAATGGTGCAGTGCATCAGATGAAAATAGATTGAAATGCTCCCGTTACTAGCATATATAATGTGCAACTGAAGAGACTCCCTACAGGGGTCTCTTTTTGTTTGGAGTTGATTTTAATGAATATGTATGTTAATCTGTGTAGAGCATACACAGAGAAAAGCGAAACACTTACTCTAGACGTGCCACCTGATAAGATGGAAACGTTTATGCAGTATGTCCACGTCCTTGCTGATGAGAAGAATATCTCAGCACGCCGTGCCTTTGAAGAAATGGTGCAGGGGACTTACGAACAACTAATGGAAAAAGATTATGAGCGTAAAAATCGCAAGAATGCAAAGCGGCGAGGACGTAATCGCTGACGTTAAAGAAGTCAGGGCATCCGAAGACCACACTCTGCCTCTCGCGTATCAGTTTACTCAACCCTATTCAGTAGTGATTGAGCAACCCGCAGACAAGATGTTTGACTTCCAAGGGGAAGAAACTACCCCTGATGAGATGGACCTGACAGATGTCCAGATCAAACTGTATCCATGGTCTCCACTGACTATTGGTAACAATATTGTATCTGTAATGTCAGTTGTGAGTCTTGGTGATCCACACGAAAACGTCACCGAAAGTTACAAGGCCATACTAAAGTCGCACAAACCCGCTGGTATGAGCGTCTACTTTGACGAGGAAGATGCCACTGCAAGAGATCTATGATTAAAGTTTTAATTCTAAAAAACAATCCAGACACTTACCTCATTGGTAAACTCGTCGAGATGGATGAAGAACCGAGTCTTCTACTAGAGGATTCATATACTATATGCACAGAGGGTCACGTCCATGTGTATCCACTGCATACTGACCAAAGATTTATCTTCTTGACTTCTACGGATATTATGTCTATACTGGATCCTGCACCCGCAGTGCTGGCAGCATACCAGAAAGCAGTTAATGAGTGATTTTTATACAAGTGTCTGTCTACTGGGCGATGACATTCTCATCCGAGGTTACGAGCACGGATCCCCCGTGCAGTATCGGGAGAAGTCTCGCCCTACTCTTTTTCTAGTGCCCCAAGCGCAACAGAAGAAGAGTAAGTTTAAGACACTAGATGGTCGTTATGCTTTCCCTAAACAGTTTGATGGTGCCCGTGAAGCACGGGAGTTTATCAAACAGTATGAGGGCGCATCGGGTTTGGAAGTCCACGGATACGAGCGGTTTGTTTACCAACACATCGCTCAAAAATGGAAAGGCGAGATTGATTATGACATGTCTCAGATGAAAATCTGGACTATTGATATTGAGGTCGCCTGTGAGAATGGATTCCCAGACGTGCAAGCATCTGCTGAGGAGATGCTATGCATTACGATGAAGAATTTCAATACTAAAGAGACAATCACTTGGGGCACCCGAGAGTTTGTCCCCCCTCAAGGTATTGAATATCGTGTCTTCTGGACAGAGCAGGAGATGCTGCAGGACTTTCACTCATGGTGGGGTCAGAATACCCCTGACATCATCACTGGGTGGAATAATAACCTGTATGACATCCCCTATATCTGTCGTCGTATCGAGCGGGTGCTAGGTGAGAAGTGGAAGAAAAGTCTTTCACCTTGGAATAGGGTGAAGGACAGAGAGATCAGAATCCAAGGACGCACAAACATTGCTTATGAGATTACTGGTGTAGCGATTCTGGATTATCTCGATCTCTATAAGAAATTCACTTACACTAATCAGGAATCCTATCGCCTAGATCATATCGCTATGGTCGAGTTGGGTGATAAGAAGTTGGACCACTCTGAGTTTGAAAACTTCAAGGATTTCTACACGTCTGACTGGCAACGCTTCGTGGAATACAACATCCATGACGTGAATCTGGTTGACAGTCTGGAAGATAAGATGAAGTTAATCGAGTTGGCAGTTACCATGGCATATGATGCCAAGGTAAACCTTGAGGATGTATATTCTCAGGTCCGCATGTGGGACACCATGATCTTCAGTGATCTTAAGGGTCGTAACATTGTGGTGCCACCTCGTATAACTACTAAGAAGGATGACAAATATGCGGGGGCATATGTCAAAGAACCGATTCCTGGAAGCTATGATTGGGTGGTGTCTTTTGACCTTAACAGTCTCTACCCTCATCTTATTATGCAGTACAATATCTCCCCCGAGACACTCCTCGATGAGAGACATCCAACGGTTACGGTTGATCGAATTCTTGAGGAAGAAGTAACCTTTGAAGGTGATGGGTGTGTATGTGCTAACGGTGCTCAGTATCGCAAGGACATACATGGTTTCCTTCCGCAAATGATGCAGAGGATCTACGATGAAAGAACCATATACAAGAAGAGGATGCTTGCCGCTAAGCAAAATCTTGAAGATGCCACCACATCTGCAGAGACCTTGGCATTACAAAAGGATGTGTCCAAATTCAACAACATCCAAATGGCAAGAAAGATACAACTCAACTCCGCTTATGGGGCCATCGGAAATCAATACTTCAGGTATTACAATCTTGCAAATGCTGAAGCAATTACTCTATCGGGACAGGTAAGCATCCGATGGATTGAAAACAAAATGAATGCTTACCTCAACAAAATATTGAGGACAACTGATGTTGACTACGTTATCGCTGCTGATACTGATTCCATCTATCTCAATCTGGGTCCTTTTGTACACGAGGTATTCAAGGGCAGAGAGAAGAGCGATGAGAGTATTGTTAGGTTCCTTGACAAGGTGTGTCAAGTGGAATTTGAGAAGTATATTGGAGATTCTTATGAAGCGTTGGCGTCCTATGTAAATGCCTACGATCAGAAGATGTTTATGAAGCGAGAGAATATCGCTAACCGTGGCATCTGGACTGCTAAGAAACGATATATCCTCAATGTGTTTGACTCTGAGGGTGTCCGATACAAGACACCTAAACTTAAGATCAACGGCATTGAAGCAGTCAAGTCTTCTACCCCTGCACCTTGTAGGACTGCTATTAAAGACGCTCTGAAGGTTATCATGAATGGCACAGAGAGTGAATTGCAAAAGTTTATTGCTGACTTCCGTGAGAAGTTTGAGGCGATGCCTGTAGAAGACATTGCATTTCCCCGTGGATGTAACAACGTGACAAAGAATTCGTCACCGTCTACCATCTATGGCAAGGGGTGTCCTATGCATGTGCGTGGAGCACTGTTATATAACTTCTATATCAAGAAGAGAAAACTCGCACACAAGTATCCTATTATCCAAGAGGGTGAGAAGATCAAATATGTGATGTTGAGGACACCAAACAAAATCAATGAGAATGTTATCTCATTTTTCCAGACTCTCCCAACCGAGTTTGGACTTGACAAAAGTATCGATTATGATCTACAGTTTAAGAAGAGTTTCCTTGATCCTTTGACTGTAATCTTAGACACTATTGGTTGGAAACCTGAAAAAGTAAACACCTTGGAGGCATTGTGGTCGTGAATTTTCTTTCGGATATCGTAAAGGAGATAGATAATGAATACGCTGGTCTGGTTTCAGACGGAGTTGCTGCGGGTGACACCGCTGCTTATATTGATACTGGTAGTTGTATTTTCAACGCACTGGTATCTGGATCAATCTATGGTGGCATCCCGTCGAATAAAATTACAGCTCTGGCAGGCGAGTCTTCAACTGGTAAGACTTTCTATTGCCTTGGTATTGTCAAGCATTTTCTTGAGATGGATCCTGATGCAGGTGTGATCTATTTTGAGTCTGAGTCTGCTATTAGTAAGAGTATGATTGAGTCTCGCAAGATCGATTCCAACCGTATGGTTATTGTCCCTGTCACTACAGTGCAGGAATTTAGACAACAGGCAATCAAGATTCTGGACAAATACTTAAGTATGCCTGAGGAGTCTCGCCAACCTATGATGTTTGTGTTAGACTCACTAGGGATGCTCTCAACCTCTAAGGAGATTGAGGACACCGAAGCGGGTAAAGAGACCCGCGATATGTCACGGGCACAGGTAGTTAAGTCTATCTTCCGTGTGCTTACTCTCAAACTGGGCAAAGCAAACGTGCCCATGATCGTTACTAACCACACTTACGATGTTATTGGATCTTATGTCCCTACAAAGGAAATGGGTGGAGGCAGTGGACTCAAGTATGCTGCATCTACAATCATCTATCTCTCAAAGAAAAAAGAGAAGGATGGCAAGGAAGTTATTGGAAACATTATCAAAGCAAAGACTGCTAAGTCGCGTCTGAGTAAGGAGAATTCTGAAGTTGAAACCAGACTCTATTACGACGAGCGTGGATTGGACCGCTATTATGGACTACTGGAATTGGGTGAGAAATACGGAGTCTTCCAGCGGGTCGGGAATCGCATTAAGGTTGGTGAATCTTCTGTTTATCCTAAGTCTATTCTCGCTGATCCCGAAAAGTATTTCACGTCAGAAGTGATGATGAAATTGGACAAGGCAGCAGAGCAGGAGTTTTCATATGGATCATAAGGAATGGATTAAGGTCTATCCCAAATCACTCGATCCAAATGTATGTCGTAATGCAATCCACAAAGCAGACAACTGCGACAAGATCATGCGGTGGGATGATGGTGTGCCACAGTACAACATCATCAATGTTTCATTCCTTGCTGACCAAGGTGATACTGAATGGAATGCAATCCAACAACAGATTGTGCCTATCATCCAATGGTCTGCCCATGAATACATGAGAGCAATGGACTGTGAAAAGTTTTGGGCATCTAAAAATAATCTTGAGCAAATCAAATTGAATAAATATAATGTCGATACTGGAGATAACTTCGGTCTCCATATTGATGTTGGGGATGCTGACTCTGCTAAGAGATTTCTAGCATACAAAATCTTTCTCAATGATGTTGAGGAAGGTGGCGAGATGGAATTCCCTCAAGTCGGACTCAAAATTAAACCACAGCAAGGTGATGTGGTATTATATCCACCTGGATGGACGTTTCCCTACTCGGACAACGCTCCTGTCAGTAACGACAAGTATGAATTGACCACCTATCTACATTATCAATGAGTCTAAAGATCGAAGAGATTGCACTCAGTAAACTTATCCTTGAGGAAGATTACTGTCGAAAGGTTTTGCCTTTCATTAAAGATGAATACTTCGATATGTTTACTAATCGTCTGTTGTTTCAGACGATTCAGGAATATATTAGTGAGTATGATGTCAATCCAGAGCCTAATGCTCTGAAGATTGAGATTGAAAAGAGACGTGACATTACGGAAGATACTTTCAGGGAGATTGAAACCTTCCTTGATAACCTAGACCGTGATACTTATAATGATGAGTGGTTAATGGAGACCACTGAGAAGTGGTGTAAAGAAAGAGCAGTCTACCTCGCTCTCATGGAGTCGGTAAAGATTGCTGATGGGCAAGATAAGACAAGGACAAAGGACGCTATCCCCAGCATTATGTCTGAGGCATTGGGCGTCTGTTTTGATGATCATGTAGGTCACGATTATATTTCAGATGCGGAAGCACGTTACGATTTTTACCACAGAAAGGAGGAGAAGATTCCCTTTGACATCGACTATTTTAACAAAATTACAAAAGGTGGTTTACCTAACAAGACTCTCAATATCGCCCTTGCTGGCACGGGCGTCGGGAAGTCTTTATTCATGTGCCACTGCGCTAGTGCCTCGCTCCTACAGGGGCGCAACGTACTCTACATTACACTTGAAATGGCAGAGGAAAAGATTGCTGAGCGAATTGACGCAAACCTCCTCGACATCCCGATCCAACAACTAACGGATCCCATGTTAACCAAAGAGAGATACACCAAGAAGGTGGATGCTCTCAGGAAGAAGACCACAGGTCGTCTGGTTATTAAAGAATATCCCACAGCGTCTGCACATGTGGGACATTTTGAGGCACTCTTGAATGAGTTGTCTCTAAAGAAAGGATTCCATCCTGACATTGTATTTGTTGACTACCTTAATATCTGTGCTTCATCACGTTATAAAGGCACTGCAGTAAATTCCTATACATATGTTAAGTCCATCGCAGAGGAGTTGAGAGGACTCGCTGGCAAGTTGAATGTCCCTATCGTCTCTGCTACACAAACAACGAGGAGTGGTTATGGCAACTCTGACGTGGAGCTTACTGATACTAGCGAGTCTTTTGGACTTCCTGCTACTGCTGACCTTATGGTCGCGCTTATATCCACAGAAGAGATGGAGCAGCTTGGTCAGATCATGGTCAAGCAACTTAAAAATAGATACAATGATCCCACAGTATTCAAACGATTCGTGGTAGGGATTGACAGGGCGAAGATGAGATTGTATGATTGTGATCAGTCTGCCCAAGACAACATCATTGATGCTGGTGACATCAGTGAAGATGCATTCACCGATACTAAAAAAAGTTTTGACGGATTCAAAGTATGAGCGACCCTAACAAGTTTACCCAAGAAGGTAACCCTAATTATGAATTGGAATCAGAGACTGAGAAGATCTCTGGACAAGCACAGGAGAAGATTGAAGAAGAGAAGCAGCGTGCTCAGCAGGTAGCAGACTCTACCCCTAAGACCCCAGAGGAGATGCTCAACAATCCTGATGTTGTTGCTCCTAAGACTAAGAAGAAGGTTGCCGAGAAGAAGGCAGCACAGGCAAAGGCAGGCAAGCAAGAGAAGTTTGAGGTTGACCTTGATCGTTACTGCAATTTTGTTGACCGTGTAACTTCTAATGCTAGTAAGGACTATCAGTCTTACATTGAGCGCCTGACTGAGTTGCACCAGCAAGGTTGTAACATCGAGCGTCTTGACACTGCTGCCTCAGGTATCTGTGCTGAGGGTGGTGAGTTTATGGAGATCGTTAAGAAGATTAAATTCCAAGGTAAACCTTGGGACACTGCTAACAAAGAGCACTTGCAGAAAGAGTTGGGTGATATCATGTGGTATGTTGCCAACGCTGCTATTGCACTGGACATGCGTCTCGATGAAATCATTTACATCAACACATTGAAACTGGCAGCACGTTACCCTGAGGGTATGTTTGATGTCAACTACAGTGAAAATCGTGCGCCTGGTGACATCTAAATAATAGGTCGAGTCCTATGTCAGATGCCAAAGAAGGTAGATAAGGAGCCATTGTATGATGGCGATGGTCCCTCCCCACAAGAGTTGAAGATCAATGCTGGTTTCCAGTATGAAACAGATCTTATCAACAAATTGAGAGGGGAGGGATTTACTGTGGGTGATCCTGCAGGAGCAGACAATGCCAAGGCAGACTTGGAATTGACACCAACATATAAAAATAAGGTAATTAAGTTTGAGTTGAAAGAGAAGTTGTCTGCTGACTTCGCTCAAATGAATTTTGATTTTGATACTGGGTCAATGCAGTTTACCATTGACAAGAATAAAGCGTCTGCTCAGAAAGAAGCAGCACAAACAATGATTGGTATTGCCGAGTCATATGGCATCATAAGAGAAGCGAATGCTCATTGGCAACCACAGAAAAATATACCTGCTAAGTTTACGTTGAATAGTAGTGCATCACTTGCACAACGTAAGGCAGCACACAAATTAGATCTTAAAAGATTCCCAGATAAGTTTTTAGCAAAGGGATCAGCAGCAGCACAAGAAGTAGAGAAGTATTACAACTCAAAGAAAACATATTATATACAGGTCAAAGGCAAGGGTCTGTTTTATATGGGTCGTGATGTTGAGGGATATGGATGTCCAAGATTCTCTAGCTCTGTCAGGGAGAGTAGTATTAGGATTCGTATCAAGACAAACTCATCATCAAATGCAAGGTGGTCATTCCTGATGGCACTCAAGATAACAGGACTTAGCAAGAGCACTCATGACTTGGACAAGGACACCAACTTCCTCCTAAGGCCAGGTTTATAAGTGTCCACTCTGCCCCCTACTCTGCACCACTCTGCCCTATAATAATACTATGGCAAAAAACACACACCTAGAGCACCTAGAAGACGACATCTTCAACCAAGGATCCGCTGGCGTTACCAACGCTGTCAGATTCCTAGAGTCTCTTCGTGACATGCTTACCACAGGTAAGGGCGGTAACAACACAAAGGTTACTGTGAAGTGGGACGGTGCTCCTGCAATCGTTTGCGGCACAGATCCTCAGACAGGAGAGTTTTTCGTTGGCACCAAGTCAGTCTTCAACAAAACTACTCCTAAAATTTGCTACAACGAAGACTTCATTGACTTTCATTATGATGGTGCTATCAATAAAATTCTCAAGCAATGTCTTAACGAGTTAAAGAAACTACCTATCAAGGGTGTTTTACAGGGTGATCTTCTCTACACTAAGAAACCCAACGTCATTGCTATGCGTGGTCAACCATGTTACCACTTCAAACCTAATACTATTACCTATGTGATTCCTAAGCACTCTGAGTTGGGTGTCAAGGTTTCTAAATCTAGACTAGGTATTGTCTTCCATACATCCTACAGTGGATCTAGTATTGATCAGATGAGTGCTGGTTTCGGTGTTGATGTGTCTGGTATGCAGGGTGTGAAAGACGTTGCAGTCTTCTCCTCTACCTTCCAGAATACTAACGGCATTGCAAATCTTACAGGTGGTGAGATCACTAGACTCAACAGCACTATTCAGAAGGCACAACGTAGTCTTGCTAAGGGTAAGAAGTTTCTAGATGATATTCAGAAGGCAGCAGGACCACAGACCTTTTCACCTCCTGCTCTCTTCAAGATCTATTTCAACCAAGTTATTCGTGGTGGCAAAGTCCCCACTGCAGAAGGCATCGCCTCTGGTTATATCAACTTCGTGACCAATAAGTATGACGCTGAGATCAAGAAGAAAAAGACTGAGAAATCACAGCAAGAATGGAAGCGTCGTAAGGTTGACGCTCTCAGTTACCTAAATAATAATAAGTCTGTAATGATTCACACATTTACTGGATTCAAAGACCTTATCGCTGCAAAAGAGCAAGTGATAAATAAACTCAAGAAGATTGAAGGCGTGGGCACTTTCTTGGAAGACGAGAAAGGATACCGTGTCACAAGTCCAGAAGGATTTGTTGCAATCATGGATGGACAAGCAATCAAACTTGTTGATCGTCTAGAGTTTTCAAGAGCAAACTTCACCGTCGCAAAAGATTGGGGAAAATGAGATTTATTCAATTCATCAGGGAGGCAACAGAGGCAGCGAAGAAGCCTAAGAAACCTTCTACGTCTGCGAAGGGAAGGACATCTGCCGCCGACAAAAAAATGGATGACAAGCATGTCGCTATTACCTTCGGTAGGTTTAACCCACCTCATGCAGGTCATGGTAAACTTCTTGATGCAGTGAAGGCACACGGTGGTGACTCAGGTAACTATCGTATCTACCCATCTAGATCTCAGGACCATAAAAAGAATCCACTGTCTGCACAGCAGAAGGTGGACCACATGCGTAAGATGTTTAAGGGGCACAAAGATGCTATCCAAAACAACGAAGCACATAGAAATATCTTTGACATTCTTCGTGACCTTCATGATGAAGGACATGAGCACGTTACTATGGTGGTCGGTGATGACCGTGTGAAGGAGTTTGAGAAACTCACAAACAAATATAATGGTATGCATTATGACTTCAAGTCTATTAACATTAAGTCTGCAGGTGCTCGCTCTACTGATTCTGATGATCCTATCGAGAATCTGTCTGCATCCGCAATGCGAAAGCATGCCCAAGGGGGAGATCATGACAACTTCCATATTGGGACTGGTGGATACAAAGACTCTAAAAAACTAATGGCAGATGTCATCGCAGGGATGACACCTCCAGCAAAGGCGAAGAAAGGTAAGAAGGGTGAGTCAGTCCATGAATCTGTCTGGACATACGCACCTAAACTAGACTTCGATGCCTTCCGTGATTACTATATGCTCAACCAGATCTATAAGGTTGGTGCTATTGTAGAGCATGACGACAGTGGTGTGGTCGGTAAGATCGTCCACCGTGGTCCTAACTACATCATCATGGAAGATGGTCTCGGTGGTGAGCACCGTGCATGGTTGCAGCATGTGACTGAGATGTCTGATGCTGAAGTCCAAGCAAGAGCTGCTGACACTACTAAAGATCAAAGCAACTACAGTGCTGACGATGGTAGTGGCAACACATGGAAAGCAGGCACTGATAGATACAGAGAAGCATTACAGAATATGACACCTGGTCAGAAACCTGTCAAATTCTCAGAATTTGCTGCTTCAATTAGAAAAACTGCTGAAACTAAATAGTAATACGAAATTCATTTCGGTTTAGAAACATGACGTTAGAAATGCTGGTGTCTGCGGCACTGATGGATTACAATCCTACCGAGCAGGCATATATCCTCAAGGCAATCGAAGAAGATGTTCTTCCCAAATCACAGAGACTCCACACAGGTGTCATGAAAGTGATGGAAGCATTCGATGCTTACGAGCCTACAGTAGAAGGCTATGCAGGATTCCAAGTTGATCGCAATACTGTCAACAAGAAGAAGGCAGAGCATAAGGATGACCGAAATGTAGGTCGTGTTGTCCAATCTGGTGGTGACTCTATGCTCATCACTGGTAAGAAGGCAGACGGTCGTTACATCGTTGTCGGTAAGAAAGGCGAGAAGTCAGCGAGAGATGCTGCTGACTTGGGTGTCACCAAGAAAGAAGAAGTGGTTGGCATCGATATCGAAGACCTCCATCATGAAATGCTAGAAGGTCTCAAGCAAGCACGCAAGAATGTTGGTGCCAGTAAATGCTGGGACGGATACAAAGCAAAGGGCACAAAGACTAAGGGCGGAAAGCAAGTCCCTAACTGTGTCAAAGAAGAAGAAATTGATGAGATTTACAAAGGTAAACACGGTCAGTCTGAGAAAGAGTATCAAGACGGTCGCTCCGATGGCGGCAAGATGGTCTCAGGTGACAGTAAAGGTAGTGGTGCATCCTACGCTTCGCGTAGCATGAAGGGCACTGGTCCTAATCCTGCTGGTGGCAGCAAAAAACCTGCTGGTCAAGGTCGTATGACCTCTGGCGCTAGGACAGATCTCGCTTACCGCAAGGCAAATCTCAAAAAGAGCAATGAAAGTTTTATAAATAAACTGTCCGACTCAGGATTGTTTACTGAAGCTGAGTTGCAAAAGATGGGGGAGATGGAATGAAACCCGTTGGTCACAAAGAATCATCTCTAAAGACAACCAAGAAAGGAAATGTCACCATCAATCCAAAAAAAGAGGATCTTATGTCCGAGCATTTAAGAAGTAGACTCAAGAGTAGCGTTGAAGCACTCAAAGAAGCTGCTAAGAAGAAAGACAAACACATTAAAGCTGCGAAGGCAGGCAAACGTTGGCAGGATTCTGACGGCGATGGCAAGTGGTATGAGCCTGGCGAAGATGTTGCTGTCAAGAAAGAAGAAACATGTGCGCCTTCTATGAAGGCAGATGATACTGAAGCGAAAGCAAAGTCTAAAGAGCGCATGAAGCAGAAGATGATGCAAGCTACTATCGATTTCGATAGGAAGAGAGCAGGCGGTAAGTGATCGCATATATAGATCAGACCCCTTTGAGGAAAGATCTATGTGGGCATTACTCCTACCATTAGCAAAGAAGACAATCGGTAACCTTATCCAGAGAGACGAAGTGCGTCGGTATCTGGTAGAGGTTTTGCGTTCGTTGGCAGCAACCACGGACAACAAACTTGACGACAAAGCTGTCGATGTAGTTGAATCCCTCTTGTTTCAAAAAGAAGAGGAAGCCTAAATAAAATATAGGTATATTTCATTCGGAGTAAATTATGTCTCTTTACGGGAGAGTAGACTCAACAGCAAATCAAACCCAAGCAGGACTCGCCCGTGGTAACGGTGCAGGATCCGTCACCGAGACTATCGTTTTCGTTGACGAAACCGAAGCAGCTCTTGCATCTAACAAGGCTCGTGGAATCCACAGTCCTGGTTGGTGGGCATATCGTACATACGTCACTGCAGCAGGTGACACACGACACAAGGCAGAGCAACTTGCATTCATCAGCAATCCTGAAGCAAATGCAGACGAGACTCTTGCTGACGACACTATCGCAGCAGACGTGCTTGAGGTTATCACCATCGGCACTCAACCTGCTGATCAGACCACATCTAGTGGTGCTGCAACCTTCACTGTTGCTGCAACCGTGGATCAGTCTGGCACTATCACTTATCAGTGGCAGAAGAAAGCATCTGGTAGCACCCGCTATGCAAATGTCTCTGGCGCAACCAGTGCATCTCTTGTACTGAGTGGTCAACTCGCTGCTAACGATGGCGATAAGTATAGAGTGAAGATCAACACCAGCAAAGGTGCTGAAGAAGTCGTCTCTGACGCTGCAACGTTGACCTTCGGGTCCTAATAACTGACATCATTACATAATGCACTTTGATTTACTTAATGAGAAAAACTATTTGATGTTTGCCATTCAGCATTATGATAACCCACAGTCGGTTACCGTAGATGATTTTATGGAGGACATGAAAAAATTCAAATATCTTAAGAGGTTGCTTAAAAGATATTTGAAGACTGGTGTCCTCCGTATCAATTTGATACTGAATCATCTAATAATTTTGTTTAATGTTTTTGGCGAGGGCACTATCCCTCTACTCATGTATAAACTAGAAAGGGAATACTGGTCTCTCATAAAGACCTTCCTTGTATACCTGAATAGATATCCACAAGTACAAGCTGGATCTCTTGACTTTGTTGATATAGATAACGACGTAAAGGAATTACTAGAAGACCTGTAATGAATGAAGACGCACCTACAATGAGTGTTGGAAACGGCGGCATGACTGCAGCAGCAGATGCCACGGGTCCTAATGCAGGTTTTGATCCCCTCCTTGGAGGGTCAAAGAAAAAACCTAGGAAGCGTCGTCGTTATACAATCTCCCAGTCTGAGATGTTAAAGACTGAGGGAGCACAGAAAGATGGATCATACTTGCCATTTCTGATTTCCTATGATGGAGCAGAGCAGTATGTGTTGTATAGTAAGTCCCAAGCATCACTGAAGATAGAGCTTCGTAAGATCTATCGACCAGAAAACTTTAAGAAGTTAGATGTTAAACGTCTGTATCCTAATGATGTCATCCAATTCTATTGGAAGAAACGACAACAAGCACTTAGGGCGGAGTAATGGCAAACGACATTAACACTGCGATTCTAGAGAGACTAGAAAGAGTAGTCGAGACACTACAAGAAAATAATGTAAAGATGGGACAGATGCTTGCTGTCCATAATGAAAAACTATCCAAGCAAGATGAAGTAGATCAGGTTTTGTTTGAGAAAATCGACAGACTACATTCTGATCTCAACAAAGATACAGAAGCAATCAAGAGAGGTTGCGAGCGTGACATCAGACTGATCGATGATCGTTTGAGGACAATGGAGAAGAAGATGTGGACCATTGCTGGTGCTCTATCTCTCATTGCCTTTCTCGTTAGCGTACCAGGTCAGATGGTTATAAGAAACTTGACTAACCAAAATAAAACTGGTATGCTACCTGCAGTGGAATCTCC